GCAGGGCTACCTCGCCCAGAGCGGGCTGTTGGTCACCCCGGACATCGCTCAGGGCGTACCGGCGGTCGGCTCGGTGATCCGGCAGGCGTCCGGGCTGCTCGCGTCGATGCCGTACACCGTCTACAAGACCGGTACCGTCTCGTCGACGGCGACGGGCTGGCAGGCCGACCTGTTCGCCGACTCGCCCTCCCCGGACGTCGACAGCTTCCAGTTCTTCTACGACGTGGCGCTGTCGCTCGAGGCGACCCAGAACGCGTTCATCCAGAAGGCGTTCTACAAGAAGCAGCTCAAGGCGCTGATCGTGCTCGACCCGCAGCGGATGATCGCGCGGCGCGCGCCCGGCGGCGGCAAGGAATACAAGTTCTACGACGAGGACGGCGTCCAGATCACGATCCCGTCGTCGCAGATCATCCACGTGCGCGGCTACACCCCGTCACCGGGCGCGATGAACGGCGTGTCGCTGATCCAGCTGCACCGCGACGCGATCGGCTCGGCGGTGGCGATGGAGAAGTTCGAGGGCGACTACTTCCGCAACAACGCGCAGGTCCCGTTCTTCTTCAAGGGGGCGGCGAACCAGAACCAGGCTCGCGACGCCGCCGAGCTTTGGAACGCGCAGCACGCCGGGGCGGGCAACCAGTGGAAGCCGGGGGCGCTGTGGGGCGCGATGGACGTGACGGCGCTGCCGCTGTCGATGCAGGACGCGAATTTCATCGAGGCGAAGCGGGTGTCGATCGAGGACGCCTGCCGGATCTGGCACTGGCCGCACCACCTGCTCGAGCTGTCCGGGGAGCAGCCGATCCGGAACGAGTTGTGGTGGACGGAGATGTTCATCAAGTTCTACATGGTCGAGCGTTTGCGCAGGATCGAGAAGGCTTTTGACGCCGACCCGGACTTGTTCCACGGCCAGCCCGTCTACGGGCGCTTCGTGACCGAGGAGTTGGAGCGTGCGTCTGAGGAGGTTAGGGCGGCGACGTGGAAGAACATGATCCAGGGCGGCGTGATGACACCGAACGAGGCGCGCGCCAGAGAGGGCCTACCGCCGCATCCGGGCGGGGACGAGCTCCAGTTCCCGCTGGTGGGTGGCGGGGCCGTAGACGGCGGCTCAGAGCCTCCTAGCGGCACTCCTGACGCCTCCCCGGCGTCCCAGAACGGCCGGGCGCACGTTTCGGCCGAAGAACTCCTCACGAGGTAGGGAGGAACCCTATGAGCGGCACCTTGACCGAGCCGGACGGGACTCGCACGATCCACGTCCCGATTGACCAGTGCGAGTGGCGGGACTCCGGCGACCCCGAGAAACCGAACGAAACCACGCTACGCGGGCACGCAGCCGTCTTCAACAGCCTGTCCGACGACCTCGGCGGCTTCCGCGAGTTGATCGCGCCCGGCTTTTTCCGCGCGTCGCTCCGCAAGCAGCCGGACGTGCGCCTGCTGTTTAACCACGACCCGAACTTTGTGATGGGGCGTACCGCCGCCGGCACGCTCGAGCTCCGTGAGGACACCCGCGGCCTGCACGTGTTCGCCCGCGTCGACAAGACGATCGGGTGGGTGAACGACCTGCGGACGTCGATGCAGCGCGGCGACGTCGACCAGATGAGTTTCGCGTTTACCGTCCGTGAGGGCGGTGACGACTGGGCGGTCACCGACGATGAGTCGGTCGTTCGGACGTTGCTCCCGGATGGTGCTGAGCAACTGTTCGACGTGAGCGTCGTCACGTACCCGGCCTACAAGTCCACCGAGGTTTCAATGCGTTCTGTTCTCGAGGACGCAATCGCACGCGGTCGCCTACCCGAACGGGTGGGGGCCGACCCTGGCACCGCAACAGGCGTCGCCGAGGCTGAGGGCGTCATGTCGGGTGTCGAGGAACAGCGCAACCACTGGATAGAACGAGTCGCCAAGCTCAACCCGCACGTCGCCGACGCCGTGTCACTGCGGCAAATGGAGATGGGTGAGGACGAGCCCGACGACGTCGACCTGCTCCTGTGCATGATCTCGAACGGGGTTGACTTCCTCGACGACGAGGAAGACCCCGACGGCGTAGCCGCCATGCAGCAGATCCTGAACTTGTTGCTCGGCCTGCTCACCGAGGAGATCGGCGAGGAACCCGACGAAGCCGTCGCGGCAATGCAGGCGGCCAGCCACGTGGACGCGCTTACAGAACTCCGCTCGGACTCGAAGCAGACGCTCCGGGCCGAGAAGGAGTCCTATCTTCGACTACTCAAGGAGATCACCCGATGAGCAAGGTGACAAAGAACATCGAGGAGGCCCGCACCTACCTCGACGAGGCGCTCGAAGCCCTCGAAGAGCAGGAGACGCGCATTCAGGCGCTCCCGGACGACACGCCGGACGAGGAGCGCGACTTCCACAAGACATTGTTCGAGCAGCGTCGCGAAGATGTCGCACGGGCGCGCGACACGCTTGAGCGGCTGATCGCGCTCAGGCAGGCACGCGAGACGGTGCCGGCGCCCGACGACGGCGATGACGGTGACGACGGTGACGACCCGGCGGAGAAGCGCGGCATCCCGGCCCGCTACCGCGGCTCAAGCAAGGAGCCGCTCACCTACCGGGCGGACAACCCTGGCGTCTCGTTCTTCGCGGACGTGTTCCACGCCCAGATTGGCGGGTCTCAGGAGGCGTTCGCCCGTCTCGCGCAGAACGAGCGGGAGATGGCGTACGAGACGAGGTCGATGTCGACGACCGTAACGGCCGGCGGCAACTTCATCCCGCCCCAGTACCTCGGCGAGATGTACGCCGCCCTCGCACGGCCGGGCCGCCCGTTCGCGGACTCGCTGCCGAACTCGCCGCTGATGGCGACCGGCATGAACATCACGATCCCGAGGATCACCACCGGCTCGCTGGTGGCGACCCAGACGACGCAGAACACGTCGCTGGGCACGAGGGACATCGTCGAGGCGCTGCTGACCGTCCCGATTATCACGATCGGCGGCTACAGCGACCTGTCCGTCCAGTTGGCCGAGCGGGCCGAGCCGGGGTTCGACACGATCCTGTTCAACGACCTCCGCGCCGACTACGACCGCCAGCTCGACAACTCGTGCATCAACGGGGCCGGCACCACCGATCACGTCGGCATCCGTGCGGTCGGCTCCATCCAGACGTCCACCTACACGTCCGCTACCCCGGTCGCGTCCGGTCTGCTGCCGAAACTCTACGACGGCATCCAGAAGATCGCGACGACCCGGTATGCGGAGCCGGACACGCTGGTTCTCCACCCGCGCCGCTCGGCGTGGTTGGTCAGCAACCTGAGCTCGACGTTCCCGCTGTTCCAGGTCGGCGGGCTCTACCAGGCCGCAGGCCAGCAGGCGGGCGGCTTCGTCAACTCGTTCGCCGGACTGAACATCGTCTCGGACCCGAACGTCGGCACCGTCTACTCCGTCGGCGGCAACACGAACGAGGATGAGATCTACGTGACCCGCAACGCCGACATGCACCTGTGGGAAGGCACGCCTCGCGTCGAGGTGTTCCGCGATGTCGGCTCGGCCACGGGCACCGTCAGGATCCGGCTGTACGCGTTCAGCGCGTTTGCGTCCGGCAGGTTCCCCGGCTCGATCTGCAAGATCGCCGGTTCTGGGCTCAGCGCGCCGACGTTCTAGGCGGCTGACGTAAAGTAGGGGCGGGGGATGCCACCCGCCCCTACAGCATCGAAAGGAGGCACGGATGGCGAAGAAGTCGAACGAGGAGAACGCCGGGCTGATCGTGGCGCTGCTCGAGGAGCTCCGGGGCGCTGAGATGCACGGCGACGACGCTCAGGTCGCGGACATCAAGGCGTCGCTAGCCAGGGTGGGGTATCAGGCGGAGAAGCCGTCGAAGCGGGCGGAGCAACGCCCTGCGGTGGCGAAGGCCGAGACGCGCTGACGTTCACGCTCGCACCGGGCGAGCGGTTCTACGCCGGCTACCACGAGTGGGTTCTGCACCCCGTCGAGGCGAGCGTGGTACTGGCCCGGGGTTATGCTCTCGTCGATGGGATCAGGTTCCGGGCCGAGCAGGTTTGCAGCGTCGGCGTCTACCCGCAGATCAAGATTTACGGGTTGCCCGATGACCCGTCGGATCCGCAGTGCCGCGGCGTCCATGAGGGTCTGATGCGGCTACGGATGGACATCGACCACGGGATCGCCAACGAGTACGTGCCGGGCCCGGCGAGGCTCAGGAGGGTGGCGTGACGGAGCCAAGGTTCCCGTACTACGACCCGCAGGCATACGAGAACTGGCCGGCGCGGGAGCCGTCCGAGATGGAGGGCACAAGGATCCACCATACGGCGTGGCTCGCCGACTGCGTCACTGTCGGCAAGAACGTGTCGATCGGCCCGAACGTGTCGATCGGCTGGGAGGGCTTCGGCTACGTGTGGGAGTGCGACTTCTGCACGCACGACACGCTCTGCCCGCCCTGCACGGATCCGGGGCAGCGGGCGTGGCAGCGCCGGGAGCACCCGTTCGGTGTGGTGATCGGCGACCACGTGGAGATCGGGGCGGGCACCGTGATCGACCGGGGCAGGTATCGCGACACGGTGATCGGGGCGGGCACGAAGATCGACGCGAACGTGTTCATCGCCCATAACTGTCTGGTCGGCGAGCACTGCCTGATCATCGCGAACAGCCAGATCAGCGGCAGCTGCGAGATCGGCGACCGGTGCCATATCGGCCCGGCGGCGATGCTGACCGACCACGTGAAGGTCGGCGACGACGGGAGGTGCGGGCTCGGGGCTGTGGTGACGAAAGACGTGCCCGCCAGCGAGACGTGGATCGGCAACCCAGCCGAGGAGATCGGGGCGTTCAAGGTGCGCCGCGCGGCGATCCAGGTCAAGAGGGTGGTGGAACGGATGGACGAGCTGCCAGAGGAAGCAGCATCGCGTGTGGACTCAGCGGAATGGTCAGACGCGGACTATCGCGCCGCCACGGCGGGCTCGCACGGCGACATCGCCGACGGCAGCTGGGACAAGGTGACTGTCGCCCGCGAGGCTACCCCGGGCTGGCCGGTGACGAAGCCCGGCTGGGGCGGCAAGCACGCGTGACGGCCGTCACGGTCCCCGCGCTCGACCACGACTTCTCCATCGCCCGGCTCGAACGGCTGCTCTCCACCGACAACCCGGAGGTGGAGTGGCGCCACGACGTCGACTTCGACCCCGAGTGCGCCTTGAGGATGGCGCAACTGGAGCACCGGCTCGGCGTGCAGTCCACCTACTACGTGATGGGGCGCGGTGACTTCTACAACCCGTTCGGTGTCAAGACCAGCCAGTTGTTCAAGGAGATCATCGGGTACGGCCACACGCTCGGCATGCACGTCGACCTAGAGGTCGGGCGCGGCTCGCAGGTCTCGATGGAGACGATGCGGCGTGCGTGCGAGTGGGATTGGCTGCTGTTTCAGGAGGGCGGGCTGGATGTGACGCGCCGGGTGGCGTTTCACGCGCCGCCTCGGAGCGTGTACTGGCGTGACGTGCCCGGCTTCGAGCATGCGCTCGCGCCGCAGTGGGCCGACAGGTACGTGGCCGACTCGCGCGGCGTGTGGCGAGAGAGCCCGGAGGAGAAGGTGGCGGCCGGCGGGCCGGTGCAGGTGAACTGCCACCCCGAGTGGTGGTGGTGGCCGGCCAACGTTGCCGCCCGTGTACGGAAGGTGGAGGCGGCGAAGCCGTGACCGACTGGTGGGTCTTCATCGGGATCGTCCTCGCTGGTTGCGCCCTCATCCTCGTCGATGTAGCGAGAAGGTGGCGGAAGTGGGGCAGGCCGTGACCGATTTCGAGCGTGAGAGCCACAACCCGTGCAACGCCTGCTGTCCGTGTCCGCCGTGCCGTGTCCGGTGGTGTAGGCGCACCGCCCGGCTCTACGCGGAGTTCATCCGTTGCGAGATCGCGCTCGCCCGGCCGTGACGGTCGTCCAGGTGGGCGGCACGTGGTGGGTTCTGTTCGGGAAGACGTGGTGGCGGCTCGGTGCGTGACTGTCTGGTCGTCATGCACGCCCGCGACATCCCCGAGTGCCTCGACTCCATCCGCGAGCTCGACATCCCGACGCTGTGGATGACCGGCTACACCGAGCGCGGGATCGCCGACCACGCGTTCCCGGCCGTGCTCGGCTACGACTTCGACTGGCTCTGGGTCGTCTCGGACGACGTGATCATCCGGTCGCCCGCGCTCGACGCCGTCCGCGCGCTCCGCGACGACGGCCACCCGGTCGTCACCGGCTACAGCCAGGGCTCGCACACCGACTGGACGGTCAACCTGACGTCGGAGCCGCTGAAGCCGGGGCCGCTCGAGCACGCCTACACGTTCCGCCAGTACGCCGAGTGCGTCAGCTACCCGGATCCGGCGATCCCGACGTGGTTCACCGGCATGAGCCTGACCGGCATGAGCCGCGACCTGTGGCTAAAGCATCCGTTCGAGTGTTTCGGCACGCCCGGCTACGCGTCGGACTTCTGGACGTCCGCCCGCCTACAGGAAGACGCGGTGCCGATCGTCGCCGCCCGCGAGGGGTTCATGTATCACTGGCGGCACGCCCGGGTCTTCGGCGAGGATGACCGGGACGCGAAGCCGTGCGGGCTCGAGCAGGGCGTGACGCTGGCGTGAAATACGACGAGCTGACAAAAGGGAAGACCGGCGCGGATCACGGGACTCAGACTCACTACATGCTTCATGGCTGTCGCTGTGACGAATGCCTTAAAGCCCACTGGCAATACGCTAAGGAGCGGCATGCAGAACGATCAGCGATTGATGATCCGCTGATCTTTCGCAACGAGGCAGAGATGGTGGCATATCTGCGAAAGCGCGGATATGAGGTGACAGAATGACCGACGTACTCGCGATCGTCTCGGACGCGAAGCCGTGCGGGCTCGAGCAGGAGGTGGCGCTGACGTGATCGACGTGTCCGCTCTCGACGACTACCGCACGCGCTACCGCGACGGCATGCCGTACGCCGCCCACCGCGAGTTCTACGACCTACTCGCTCGCGAGTA